TGGTTATTCGATCCCGAGTTAACGCTAGGCACAGCCCGGAATGAGACTAAACTAATGAGTTTAGCAGTAAACGCAAAGGGGTTGGCAGAGGCAACTGGAGTGACTAAAGGCCGGATTTCCCAGCTCAAAGCGAAGGGAATTATCACTCCCAATCAGCACGGAATGTTTGATCTGGAGGAGGATTCCAAGCGCATTGGCAGACCAGTTGACCTGGGAGGATTGTCAATGGAAACCTCGGAGGATGGGAGCGACCAGGTCAAGGTCATTGATTTTGGGAAGTGGCGGGCATTCAAAATGAAGGAGGATGCACTGAAGGCCCAGCGGGAGCGGCAAGTTTACGAACAAGATTTGCTGGACCGGGCCGAGGTCGTCCGGGAAATCGGGCAAGCCTTTCATGTTGCCAAGACCAAGTTCTTAACGGTGCCCACTGCAATAAGTGGAATCGTTGCAATTGAAGATAATGCAGCAGTTTGCAAAGAAATCATCGAGGGAAGCATCCGAGAGATTCTTGCCGAACTCTCCAGCGTCACCGTTAAGTACGGAGCTGCTGGAGATATTCAGGCCACCTCCCAAACTATCGGTTAGCCAATGGGCAGATGCCGAGAGGATATTAAGCAGGGAGAGCTCACCTTTTCCGGGCCGATGGCAGACGAAGCGGGCCGAGTATCAACGCGGGATCATGGACGCGTTCAGCGATCCACGGGTGCAGAGGGTCGTTTGCATGATGGCAAGCCAATGTGGAAAAACAGAGATCATCAACAACATTTGCGGGTTTTTCATCGTCCACGATCCCAGCCCGATGCTGGTCTTGCAACCGACTTTGGAGATGGCACGGGCATGGTCCCAGGACCGGCTGGCCCCATTGATCAATTCGACCCCTGCGATGCGGGAGCAGATCGGCGATCCGAAAGCGAAAGACGGGGACAACACGATCACACAAAAGGCATTCCGGAACGGGGCGCGGTTGAGCATTGCGGGATCGAACAGCCCAGCGGGGTTGGCGAGCCGGCCGATCCGGATAGTTCTAATGGACGAGATCGACCGAATGCCGATGTCAGCGGGGGCCGAGGGCGATCCGGTGACCCTGGCAACCCGGCGGACTGCGAACTTTTTCAACAGGAAAATCTGTCTCGTTTCGACTCCCACTGTGAGGGGCGAATCACGTATCGAGGCAGCATTTGACGAATCAGATCAACGACATTATCTGGTTTCGTGCCCCGGCTGCGGAATTGGTCAGCGTCTAGACTGGGGCCGAGTACGATGGCCGGATGCTGATCCAGGCGGGGCATCGTACCATTGCGAACATTGTGACCGAGCGTGGACTGAAATTGAGCGGAAAAAATCCCTGCAAACGGGGGAGTGGGTTGCGTCCGGGGTTTTTAATGGAACAGCAGGATTCCATCTGAATGGACTCTACAGCCCATGGGTTGACATTCCGGAATTGGCGAGGTTGTTCTTGGAGAGCAAGCACACCGGACCAGAAGCACTCCGGGTCTTTGTCAATACTGTCCTGGCGCAAACTTGGGAGGATGATGCCGGTGAGCAGGTCGAGCATCACGATCTCCGGCAACGGTGCGAAGAGTATCCGGCAGCGGTCCCAGATGCAGAGATTGGGGTCATCTGTGGTTCGGTGGATGTCCAAGCAGATCGTCTGGAGGTCCTCGTCAATGGATATTCAAAGACCGAAATCTGGGTGCTTGGGTATCAAATATTTTACGGAAAACCCCAGTCCGAGGAACTCTGGGAGCTGCTGGAAAATTACCTCCGGGAAGCATGGCCCCACCCGCTGGGCAAGGATTTGAGAATTGCGAGGACCTTCATTGATTCCGGATATGAAACTGGACAGGTTTACAAATTCGCAAAGCAACTGGACGGCATGGGAGTTCATGCAATCAAGGGTATTGGAGGAAGCAACCGGGCGGAGGTTGGGCGACCCAGCAGAAACAATAGTGCCAAGTGCCATGTCTTTCCTTTGGGGGTCAATACGCTCAAGACTCAAATCATGGGCCGGCTCAAGAATCAGGAGGCAAATACTCCAGGGTATATCCATTTCCCGGATTGGCTGGATGATGAATTTTTCCAGCAATTGACAGCAGAAAAAATGATCAAGAAGTATTCAAAAGGCATTCCGAGGCTGGAGTTCAAACGGATCAGGCCAAGGAATGAAGCACTGGATTTGATGGTTTATAACTTGGCAGCGTTTACATCACTCAATGCAAACATGACCAGGGTGCAGCGCAATTTATCGGAGGTCCGGAAAACGTCACCACGGAAAAACACCCGCCCTAGCGGGTGGGTTTCCGGGGTGCAGGGAAGGAAACGGAGATGAGCAACCTATTTGATGCAACCAATTATCCCACAAGGGAACCGGGTCTTGCAGAGTACGGCAGCCCAATTGTTGCCGGGGATTTCACTCCATGGAAAAAGACCGGGATTGAAGACGACTATCCTGCTGCAACGTACTCGGTTGCCTACCAGTTTACACTCAACGGCGCACCGACAGACGGATATACAGTTGCTGGATCAGTCAGCAGCTCTGAATGGATTTTTGAAATCCCAGCGGCCACAACAGCAGGATACACGCCCGGGATTTACCAGTGGTTTCTCTATGCAACCCGGACCAGTGACTCTGAGCGGGTGCGTTTGGATTCCGGAAGCTGGGAGGTTGTCTCAAACATCCGGACAGACACCAGCACCGATGTCCAAAGTCATGCGCGGAAAGTATTGTCGGCAATTGAAGCAGTGATCGAGGGCCGGGCTTCACAGGATCAGATGAGCTATTCCATTGCCGGAAGATCACTGGCAAGGATGCCAATTGAGGACCTGCTGTTGTTCCGGGATCGTTACCGTGCTGAGTGGCTCAAGGATAAAAGGCTCGCGCGCGCGCGTAAGGGTTACGGGAATGACGGGATAATTTTGAGCCGATTGCAAGGAGGTGGCTGAAATGTTTAATTGGTTCAAGAAAAAACAACCAAGTCCAAAACGTCCTGTGGTGCCCTCGGTCAATTTGAGCAAGCGGGCATTTGACTCTGCAAAGTTTGACAACATCCTGAGCGGCTGGGGCGGGAGCTACAGCAGTGCAGATGAGGAGCTACGAAACGCGCTCAAGGTTATTCGAGCGCGGGTGCGGAGTCTCTGCCAAAACTCGGAATATGCCAGAAAATTTCTGGCCATGAATAAATCAAATGTCATCGGCCCGTATGGGATTAAGTTCCAAGCGAAGACTCGCAGAGAAGATGGCAGTCTAGATTCAGCAGACAATAATTTGCTGGAGCGGCAGTGGTTTGAGTGGGGGATCAATCCGGATTTTGTCACTGTTGATGCCCGCCAAGATTGGATTGGAGTCCAGCATCAAGTCATGGAGACGCTGGCGCGTGATGGCGAGGTCTTTATCAGGCTCGTCAAGGGAACACCGGGGAATCCTTACGGGTTAAACCTGTGGGTTTTGGAGGGTGATGCAATCAGTGTTGATTACAACCTGTCAGACCGGGACAGCAATGTAGTTATGGGCATCGAGCAAGACCAGCGCGGCAAGCCGATAGCCTACTACCAGCAGCTCAATCCATCCTCCCAATTGTGGGGAACTGCAAACAGTGCAGAAGCAGAGCGGGTGCCGGCGGATGAGATGATCCACATTTTTATCCAAGAACGGCCTGGACAATCCCGCGGGATTCCCTGGCTTAACACTGCATTAAGACCTCTCCAGATGTTAAACCAATATCAGGAATCTGAGTTGGTTGCGTCAAGGATCGGCAGCAGTGCAATGGGATTTTTCACCAGTCCAGATTCTGCTGGCTATTCAGGAACGGACGAGGACGCAGAGGGCAACCTAATCACAGAGTTCGCACCTGGTCAATTTCAGCAGTTGCCGACCGGGATGGAGTTCCAGAGCTTTGATCCAAACCATCCGACAACCGCCTATCCAGATTTTGTCAAAAGCATTCTTCGGTCAGTCTCCAGCGGGGCATTGGTGAGCTACAACAGCCTCTCTGGAGACCTGGAATCTGTGAATTACTCAAGTATCAGAGCAGGAGCAAAAGATGAGCAAGCCCAGTGGCAAACACTCCAGCAGATGATCACCAGTACATTCTGCAATGCGGTTTACCAGCAATGGCTTGTGATGTCGATGACAACCGGGGCATTGCCATTGCCGATTTCCAAGCTCAACAAGTTCAAGGCCGTGACCTGGCACCCGCGAGGCTGGGGTTACGTTGACCCTTTGAAAGAGCTGCAATCAAAAAAATTGGCGTTAGAGATGGGGGCAACATCATTGGCAGAAATCGCTGGCGAGCAGGGCAAAGAATACACCGATACTCTTGCACAGCTTGCAGCAGAAAAATCACTGATCGAAGAGATGGGACTGAAACTAGGGCCACCCCTAACAGATGAATTTACACCAGAAGAGACAAATGATGACGAAGCAAACTGAGATAAAAACAACAGGTTTATTTTGCAGGACGGTGACGCTGGAGCGCGGTGATCTCCAGTCGGAGGACCGGACCCTGCCAATTGCATTTAGTTCTGAGACTCCAGTAGAAAGGAATTTTGGAACAGAGATTCTTGACCACAGACCAGAATCTGTACGCCTTGGCCGGCTAAATAATTCTGGGCCTGTTTTGGTCAATCACCATCTGGATGACCAGGTGGGAGTCGTGGAATCCGCAAGGATTGATCCTGATAAATTTGGACGTGCTTCCATCCGGTTTGGCAAATCGGAGCGGGCCGAAGAGATTTTCAGGGATGTTCAAGACGGTATCCGCACACAAATAAGTGTGGGTTACGCAATCCACAAAATGGAACAGACGCAGGACAACCCTCCTGTATACCGAGTGACTGATTTCGAGCCATATGAACTTTCTGTTGTAAGTTCTGGTGCTGACCAGTCGGTAGGTATCGGGCGAGATTCTGAACAGACGTTTCAAACTGAAATTACTAAATTGAGAGCAATTGAAATGGAAGAGAAAATTGAAGTGACCGAGGAACGCGTTGACACCACGCAAGTGGTGGCGAAAGCGCGGGCCGAGGAAATCGGCAGAGTCCGAGAGATTGAATCATACGGACGTGAACACAAACAGACCGAACTTGCCGAGGAGTATATCAAGTCCGGGAAGAGTGCTGGAGAGTTTGCGTGTGCAGTGTTGCAGCGTTACCAGCAACAGCCCAAAGAACACCGGGACATCGGGTTAACCCAAAAGGAAACCCGCCGGTTCAGTTGGTTGAAACTGATCAACCACATGGCGAAACCCGGTAGCGAACAATACCGGAGGGCAGCAGAGTTTGAGATTGAAACCTGTTTGGCAGCAGAGAAAAACCAAAACCGGGCTGCCCGGGGTTTCATCATTCCGAACGAGGTTCTGAATGACCGGCGCATCAAAACGCATCCGCACTACGGCACCCGTGAGCTGCAAGCAGGGTCCGGAGACGGCGCAAACTTGGTGCCCACAATCCTGGACGCTGCATCCTTCATTGAGTTTCTTGACAATGCCATGGTATCTGTTCGAGCAGGTGCAACGGTATTGCGGGATTTGGACGGGATTATCAATATCCCACGGCGGGATGCAGCAATCACTGGGGGCTGGCTTGCAGAATCTGCTGATGCCGGGGACACAACGCCGAGCTATGACCAGGTGCAGCTCTCCCTGAAAACCTATGGGTTGAGGGTAGATTTGTCACGGCAATTGAGATTGCAATCAAGTATGGATGTAGAATCCATGGTTGCCCGACAGATCAGTTTGTCTGTTGCCCTGGCACTGGACAAAGCTGCGATGACAGGACCGGGAACTGGCAATGCACCAACAGGTGTTGGTGTGCAAGCCGGTGTTGGAATCCAAGCACTTGCGACAATCAACCAGATTACCTGGGCCGAAGCAATCGGTCTTCAATCTGATGTGATGACTGCAAACGCATTTTTTGGGAACCTCGCGTATGCAATCCACCCCACGCTTGCAGGAGATGCGAAAAGCCGTAGCCGGGATTCTGGCTCTGGCCGTTACGTCATGGAGAACAATGAGATTGACGGATACAGGGCTTTCATCTCGGCACAAGTTGCAGACCTGGGAGCAGCTGGTGCCAATAACGCGATCTTTGGAGACTGGAGTTCGCTTCTCATAGGTTATTGGAGTGGAATCGATGTCGCGGTACACAAAGAGTTTGACGATGGCAGAACTCGGCTGGTTGTCTTTGTGGATGCGGATTGCAACGTGGAACACGCTGGATCATTCAGTCGTACTTCCAATCCGTAATGTTGTCGACTAAAAGTGGTGCTGGTCTGGTTTCTGGGGCAGCACCTCAACCAACAGAGGAGGCGCAAATGCTGATTGATGTTATCCGGGGTTTTGTCTTTGATGGTCGAGATGTCAAAATTGGCGAACAGCTCGAGGTGCCGGAGAAGTTTGGCCGGCAGATGATCCAGCTTGGACGTGCCACGCTTGCCGGGGATGCACCAGCAGCAGCTCCGGTGCAGAAGCCGAAGAAGAAAAAAGTGAGATATGGCAGTTGAAAGTGCGGACGACCGGGCAGATTTCCTTGGCACCTCGGATTTTGGTGTTGCAGGAACCTACACTCCAGATGGCGGGAGTGCTGCAACGGTCAATGGTATTTTTGACAAACCATCATCGTCAATTCCTCTGGATTCGGGCGAGGTGGATGTTGAATCCAACACCCCGACCTTCTTGTGTGAAACCTCGGATGTCAGCAGTGCTGCATCCGGGGACACATTGACGGTTAACTCGGTCGGCTACACGGTTGTCGGAGTGCAAGAAGACGGGCAGGGAATGACAAATCTGGTGCTGGAGTTGACTTAATGTCTCACGTCCGCCAACAGATCAGGGAAGCAATCGGAACCGCTTGCACTGGTCTTTCTACA